TCTCATCCATGTAGAACCGTCTATAGTTCCATCAACTGTGAAGATGCCTTGTCCGCTTGTTACAGCGTCTGCAAGGAATTGGAACCCTACTCTGCCGTATTCTTCCACGTTGAAAGCTAGAGACTCCTGCCCCACGGACACCGCATCCAATAGGACTTTGTTGTTGTTATTCATAGGGCTACCGCAATTAAGCAGCTGCTACAGTTGCTCCTGCTTCTAATGCGATATATGCAACGCTCCACTTGATAGCTCCTGTGTTAGAGGCGGAACAGCTCAAGTCGATTGTACCTGTTGGTATAACTACTTCTCCTGCTTGCGCGATGTGTGCGCCGTTTGCTTGCTTTACCATTGCGTTTGCAAGTGTCCCTGTGATGTTAAACATTGAACCAACTGCGGCTGCAGTTATGTCAAGAACTGCACAAATGTCTGTATCAGCTCCCACTGTAGGGTTTGCGATAAGCTTTGTGTTGTTTAGTTGCGTTTGAATAACTGTCATCACTTCTCCTACAATTTCAACAATCTTTACTGCTCCGCTTACTACGAAGATTGGTGCTGCAACTGATTGAGGTAATGTATTTGATACTCGAGTTACATTCTTTACCCCCTGTAGTTGTTCTGATACTGCTCCTGCTACGTCTGATTTGAAACTCATAGTTGTGTTGTAGTTTATTGAGAAGACTAGCGGGGCCTCATATCCCGATCTTCCCTGAAAATAAAGAGGCTTTTATCGTGTTTTCTGTGGCAAATAATACATAGACGAATCCAATCTAGTAAATCTCTTTTATATTTACCACTCTTATTTGCCCAATTGATGGCATGGCGAACTAAGTCTGTTTTTCCACAGTGTTCACAAGTAGTTGGCTTACCTTTATGGTAAATAACCCACTTATGTAGTGCCTGATATCCTACATTGATACCTTTCCACCTTCCATTCAACTTGCCCTTATTTGGACAACCTATTGCGGAACACTTGCAAGAACAATACTTTCTTGCTTCCCATCGTTTTTTGCTATTATTTACTGGTTTTTCAAAGAGCTTATTACATAACTCACAATTCTTTTTCATAATTAGTTCGTTTAATTATTAGTATGGGCTGGGAGAGAGAACGAACCCCTCTCCCACTTACGGGAGCTACCGCCCAATTCACTTTATGCCCTGGCTTGTTGGGCGTAAATAAAGTGTCTTGTCTAAATTATCCTCGGGCGACCCAAGAAACCTGTTCGTTTGTTACGTTGATATCTGTATCAAGTCCGATACGGAATCCTTTTGTCGTTCCGTTATCAAGTGGAGTGATACCAAGTGATGTGATGAATGTGCCTGTTCCAGCGGCTACTCGTTTGAAGCCTTCTGCATCAGCCATAGTGTCATTCCATTCAATGGAGTCTCTTGATGTTTCGTTGTACACAGTTACGTGCTTTGGTTGGAATCCACAATTTACGTCGTGGGCAGCTGCGGTTACATCGGTAATATAAGTACCTGTTGCAAATCGTGCTACTCCGTCTCCTGATTTTAATGTAGTTGTTACGGGCATAGTTTTAGTTAGTTAGGTTGATTAGTCGAATGCTTGCAGTTTTACGTCTGCCACATTACTTACTCTAAGTGGATGCTGGCGAACGTTCATTTGGTGTGCGAATTTCTCATCGAGAACTTCTTTCACTTGATAAGGTACATCTACCTGTTGTCCTTTGCGGATGAACATTGTGTATCCGTTCAAAGTTACTTGGTGAGTTGAGCCTATCTTTTCCTCATGCCCTAGAGGGATATATGCAGGTACTCGTGGTTGACTCATAAGAATCTTACGCATAAGTTGTGCTTTTCCTGTTAGGGGCTGCTTTGTTTCAAAGGAAGAAAATGGATTAGTTACTTCTTTTATAACCGCTTTTTCTTCTGCGGTCTTTCCGTCTTCTTCCGATGAAACTACTGCTATTTCTTTTACGTCTGCTTTTACATCTGCTATTCCATCTGCTATTCCATCTGCCTGTTTGAGAGCTGGTGTCTCTCCTTGTTCCTTGAGGACTTTGAGGAGGTCATTATATGAAGCTGTTACATCAAATGGTACTCCGAGTGATGCAAGCTTTGCTATAAGTTCTTCTTTACTTAATTTAGGCATATTTTTTATGAGTTACGGGTTAGATTACGCTGATACTTACGCTGATACTGAGTGCTGTAAGTCTACTAAGAACGCATCGTTCAATATGTTAGTTGCAAATGTAGCAAACCATACTGAAGTTGTTCTCTGGTGGAATGGATCCCCATTTCCTCCAGGACCTTCCATGATATTTCGTAGTCCTTCTCCTGCAATGCGGGAGTTCATGTAAGCTTCTTCAGCTAAGATGATTGTGGAATATACGTCTATTCCGCCAGCTCCTAGTGCTGTACGAACCTTTGCGTTAGTAGTTTCGATGAATCTTACTTCATCAAGCGTACCAACTTCGTTTTCAAAAGCAGCTTTCTGAGAACCGTATTCTTCAACCCTTGTAAATCCTATGATGTCCTTGAGGTCGAATGAAGCGTTTGGATGTACTAATCCAATAAATGAAGCTGGAATCGGAGAGCTATTAAAACCATCGCTGTGGTTCAACATCTCAGTGATTTTCATCGCGTTGTTGTTTTTCAACGTACGTACTACTTCCTTAATCTCGTCTTTTGTAATTTTCATTGCTGAAGTTACAGTACCTGTAGATGTAGCAGTGGAAGCGTATTGCTTCGTAGTCGTTGTAGCTAGTTCGTCTCTGTTCAATTGGTCGAGAGAGTTCCCTGCACTCTGTGCAAGTAATTCCCCTACTTCTCGTAGAATTGGGTCAGCAGTTGTGTATAGCAATTTTCGAGTTAGTAATACACCTGATCCGTATTCTTGAACGGTAGTGTCTACGTTCGTAACTGCTAACTGTTGGAGGTCTGGTGTTACTCCTTCAACGATAGGCGTTGTAGCTGCTGCAAGCAGTGTATAACGTCTTCGGCGAATGAGTGTTCCGCTGTTTCGTGGAATATCTGCAATATCTGCCCATTTGTGGTGAGAAAGATAAGGCGTAGCTTTCATCAAGAGTCTCTTGTTAAAGTACTCTGTGGTTGCTTGCGTTACTTGTGCTGTTCCTGTATTAGCCATAGTTTATATAATTGTTAGAATTAAGAACGTGATTGCCGTTGTAATTCCCTATCATATTCCTCAAAATCCTTCATAGACATATTTTTAATATCATCAGCAGTCTTTTTATCACTGCTTCTGGTATCGCGTATGCCTGAGCCTACACTTCTTGTTTGCCTAGCCTCGAGATCAGCAGCTTTACGCTTACTGTCTACTTTGGTTTTGGCTTCGGAATAATCAAGATGATGGTATATAACTTCTGGTGATACGCCTTTGTAAGCATCATGGTTCATGTATGCCCGTATCTTCAGTGCATATTTCTTTGCATCTGGCTCTTTTTCAAAGAGTTCAGTTAAATCCTTATCATCAGACTGCCCAAGAGCAATCTCTTCGATCCTATTGAGTCTTTCTGTAATAGGGTCTTCTTGACTTTCTTCTGAACGTAGCTTTTCAATCGTACGCTTTTGGCGTTCGATTATGAATGAAGCGTTGGAACGAACAGGGATTGTCGTATCTTCAGTCTCCTCGGATTGCTCCTCGGTTTCTTCGGGTTCGACACTTTCTTCTACTTCGGGGTCTAAGATTTCTTCTTCGACCACCTCTGCGATTTCATCTGCCATAAGTTTGGTAAGTTACTCGGCGTTTTGTTATAGCGAAACAAAAAAGCCGGACGGGTAAAGACTCGCTCCGGCAATAACAACAGTCACTAGTTTATGTAACTATATACCTTTCTTGAATTGTCAACAAGTTATTTCTCGAAGTCTTCTTTTTCCAAATACACGTCTTCGTCACGCTTGCGTTCAAAGAACTCTGGGTTGTCTAGCTCCTTCATTAGTTCTTCTGGCATTTTCAATATGTCTTTGCGGTCAATCTTTTGCTTACGCAATACCTCGTGTCGTATCTTGTACTCCTCTGCAATAAGGTTAGTGCCTTCATCGCTATCTAGTTGGCTTGAGATAGCTTCTATTGAGCTTCCAAGGCGTTGGCAAATGATATGCCAGAAGTCACTCTGTGCACCAGTACGCAGTATCTCTTGAATACTTTTCTTATTCTCTGGATTGTTTAGGTCGAGGTGTTTCATGCGTTTTTCTCAAGTGCCTTACGGTGCTTGTTAATATAAAAATACGAGATAGTAGACCGTGTGGAGATGGATGATAACAATGATGTGGACGGAGATGGAGATATGGATGTACTTCGACCCTTTTCTGGTTTGTAATTTATCCCCCTATATGCTGATGAACTAGGGCTACTATAAGGGACAGTAGATGAACTGAGGCTCCCAGGTCTCGAAAAAGGGGAACTAGGAGAATTACTATTTGTGTTAGCTCCTCTAACTAAGGAATGTAACAATCCTACCCCTACTAGCGTTAGTAATATAATTCCTATCATGTATATATCTTATAATTACGGAATATATACCGCAAGTGGATAACTATCCGATTGCAGGTTCAACTGGTGGCTTCACTGGAAGATTGGTTGCGGGTCCAGCTCCTTGTGGGTCTGCTCCTTGCATTTGCTCTACAGGGAATAGCTCTGGATTGTTCCGAACATCAAGTGCGAGGTCTTCATGCGTTTTTATATGTGCTCTTGCTTCGGGGGTCTGGTTAGCCTTTGAGTGGATTTCGATATGTACTCTGTGGTCGTCTCGTGGGTCTATGTCTGGCAAGTCTCCTTCATTCAACATTTGGTTTTCTCTCTCAGCTTGTTCTTCGTCCACTGTAGGAGGGAATAGCATTTGAATTTCTTCCTTGGTCATGCCACGGAGTTTAGCCATCTTCTTGTACATGTATCTTCTATTGGTGCTAGGGTCTTGAATGGCTATTACAGCGAATTGGTCAAATGACTGTTGCTCTCGTATTCTCTTTGCCTCAGATACAACTAATGATTCAATCTTTACGTCCGGGTCTACTTGAGCGATTATGTTATCTCTCATGAGTGGACGGAATATAGCAGCCGTTGGTCCTTGAATCCTTACAACCTTTTCGTCTATGCCATCCTTAAAGTGTATTTTGTACATCCTGTAATACTGTCTCCAAAATCTCTTTTCGCTCCATCCGAATATCTTGGCTGACATTCCGTATCGAGTATCAACATTAGCTGACACTTGTCGTAATTCTCCTAGAGTTTTCTGGTCGTCTTGTGGCACGCCTTGTTGCATTGCTGGTGTGGCAGTAGCCCTCTGTACGGATTGGTCAAGCATATCCATAATGACGTTCACGTATTGATGGACTACTGATTTTTGCACAGGCATCATCGCATTATCAACACGTCCAGTTACTCCTATGAATTTATTGGATTGCCAGTTTAGTTCGTTCTTGTTTGTAATTCTGGTCTTGTCGTACATGTACTGCGGTAGAGCGTCGATGACTGCTGACTTCACTCCTAGATTTAAGAGTTTTGCACGTGCTCGTTGTTTGTCTTCTGTGATGTCGGGTATAGATACACCATCCCAGTCGTTAGACATTGGGAACATTGGACGGTCTATGATGGGCCATAATGCTCCGTACTTTAATTTCACAAGCCGGATTACTGTCGAGCGTCTGTTTCCAAGCGTTGCTAGATACTTTTCGCCCTTAATTGTAGTCATCCAGTTCAACAATTGAAATTCATAGTTTTCTTTCGCCCCTAGTGCTTCTTCGTCCGGATAGAATTTGTCCCTGCCCTGTGCTTCGTCCCTTGCGGTTCTCGCGTCATCAATGAGTGAAACAATATCTTTGTCTTTTCGTAGATTATCAACATTAAAAAATGCAGGGTTGTCTTTTAGCTCGTAGTATGTAGCTCCTACTTCCCAACCTCCGAACCGCATGGCTCCCTTCATCTGCGTGCCTAAGCCGTTTACAGACGATGCTCTTGGGTCGCGGATAAATGTCATCGGGTCTAGTAGTTCAGGCGATGGAGCCATTATTCCAGGAGTACGGTCAAATTCCATCATGAGCATGAGTGAACGCCCGAAGAATAATGCATCCCAATCCCAGTAGTAATCCAACTCATCCTTGCCCATTACGTCATAGTCGAAGTTCGATAGAGCATTTAGATTGTCCTCCATATCGTCATCGTCTCCCTCTCCTCTACCTTCCCACATAGCCATGAGCCTATCTACGTACAGCGAAGCAAGCACCGTGTTAAACACGGTAAACATTAGCGGGTCGCCGACTGAGCTTCTGTCTCGCCTTTGATTATTAAAAAGTCTTAAGCGAGCAAGATTAGTTGCACGCTTTGCATCGTTGTATTTAATAGCAGAATCGTACTCATCGTTTATCTGGCGGACCAGTCTTTCTTGCGTATCAATATCTACTGTATCTAAAACAATAGCTTCGCCGTCAACAATTTCTCGGTCAATATCCTTAAATTCCCCTTTAAGCTTTTCAAATACTTTGTTAGGCATAAGTGTATAATATCACATTTATTCGAAATAAGGGTCAAGTTCATTCTCTTCGTCTTGAGATGTAGGCATGTCTTCGATAATACCACTGTATTCGCTTGGTGCCATAGCGAATGTACGGAATGCGTCACTACCGTGGCTCCAAATGTTATGACCTGGGTTAGCTGATACCCTGCCAGTCTCTTGGTCTTTCTTGTACGCGTACCTACGCAACGCCTGAAGCCCCTCAGCACACTTCTCCGCGTCAAAATAACACAAAGGGAACTTGAGCCTCACTTGCTCTATGCCGTCCTGTATACGCCCCTGTGGAAC